TCCCCAGACTGATAAGCCAGGACTAGTTCCCCCACATGATCTAGGAATTCTCAATCCTCACTGGTCGATTATAACATACTCCCACCCCCGTGGATTTACTATGTATGCAGATATAGATCAGGAAGTAGGAGAAACTGATGAAAAGAATTCGGTTCCTGTGATTGAGGTCGGTGCTACCTACGATGTAAATGGCTGCACTTGAAGCACGGTATAAAAAAAGTTCTCAAAAAAAGTGAGTTAGTTGGGTAGATAATAAGGAGATAAAGATATGAAATTAGTTAAAAATGATAGTCTTCAGGCATTCACCATTTATTTTGGTACGGAAAAGGGTAATAGAGAAAAGTGGCTCCAGCCAGGAGAAAGTATTGTAGTGCCTGATCACTATATCACAGAACAAATTCAAACTCTTCACAGACGAAGAATATTTAAGATTTCAAACGCTTAGGAGAATAAATTATGCCTAATTATGTAAGCCCAGGTGTCTACACCATAGAAAAAGATATTTCGGATTATACTCCGTCAATTAATACTTCAATCGTTGGTTTGGTTGGCTTTGCCAGCAAAGGACCAACGAACAAAGCTACTCTTATCACTAACCAAAATAGCTTGGTTCGTACCTTCGGTAAGCCTTATGAGTCTATTCCTGGTCAAGCATTGGAAGGTGCATTAGAGATTTTAGAGCAAACGAACACGCTTTATTTCATTCGTGCTGTAACTTCTACTGCTACTGATGCCTCTGCTACAATGACTATGGGAACTTGTCCCTCCATAATTGTTTCAGGAGGCTCTGATGCAACTAAAGGATGGGGACTTGATGCTGCTTTAACGCTTAGGATTCAAGTATATGATAACGCTGGTAATGCACAATATACAGCACCTGGAAAAGATTTTAGTATTCCCACAAGTACCGCAGTTTCTGGTCAAGCGGAAGCTATTAGGAAGCTTGTTGGTGGAGGATTAGACGCAGATAAAGTGGGTGTTTTTGATGGTGGAGATGGCTACACGGGATTGGGATTATCTGGAGCTATCGTAGGAGCCTTTGCTGGCTCTGGTGCTTACATAGCGGTTTCCGCTTGTAGTGGTACTACATTTAACGAAGCTTCGGGGGTTTCTGCTTTGTCCCCTGTAAGTGCAGCAGGATCGACTGCCGCAAATTATGGGGCTAGTGGAACGCTTGGAGGAGGGGTTTTAGCTTCTGCTTGTAGGGCTTACGGTGCTTCTTTTGAGAAAACTGGAACGAACTCTGCCGCATATAGTATAGTTTCCTTGTTTGAGGGGGCTGGATATAATGGAGGTACGACTACCGCTGGAGAGACTAGTGGAAACTCGATCACAGTTAATGCGCTAGGAAGTCAAAACTTTAGTGTTGTAGTTAATCAAGATGGTGTTGCTGATGAAACATTTAAAACTAGTTTTGTTGGATCTGGTGCCTTTATTGAGGATGTAATCAATACTGGAGAAACTAACCTTAAATCTGATACTATTAAGGGTAACTTAGTCAAAGATGATGCTGATGCTACGGCTACGGAATTAACTAATTTTGATGGGGCAACTAATACTCTGATGGGAACAACTAGTTTCCAGATGACGGATCAATTCTTACTTCCAAACGCCCATCCAGCAGGAGCGGGGACTGCTGTAGCAAATACGACTGTTGCAACAAATGGTGGTAGGTGGAATAAATTAGTTCAAAATGCTGCTGAGAATATGACTGGTGGCGATAATGGCACAGGTAGTACTGCTGCCAATACCACAGCCCTTATTGGAGATTCTTCTGTTGAACCTAAGACGGGAATGCAATCACTTGATGATGATGTTCTTAACATTGGAATCGTAGCTGTCCCAGGTATTTACACGGAGAGCGTTCAGAACAATCTAATAACTTTGGCAGAGAGTACTCAAAACTTCTTAGCTCTAGTGTCCCCTCCATACGGAATTGGAACGGTTCAAGATGCTATTGAGTGGACTAATGGAAAGTCTTCTAGCACAGCAGGATCTAGAACTTCAGCAATTACTAGCTCTTATGCAGCGATCTACTTCCCCCATGTTAAGGTCTACAGCGTGTTTGATTCTAAGGATAGATGGTTAGACCCAGCAATCTTTGGGGCTAGACAAATGGCGTATACTGATGGTGTTGCTGATAGTTGGTTTGCTCCTGCGGGATTCCGTAGAGGTAGACTCACTAAGCCTTCGGAGGTGGAAGTCAAACTGAACCAAGGCGATAGAGATACCATGTATAGTGGAGGCAATGTGGTTAACCCCATCGTGTCCTTCCCACAACAAGGTATAACTATCTTCGGGCAGCGTACTGCACAAAGGAACCCTACTGCTCTAGACAGAATTAACATTCGTAGATTGATGATTTACATCCGTAAAGTTATCGTCGCTAGTGCAAGAAGATTTGTGTTTGAGCCTAACGATGAATTCACTTGGTCTCAAATAGAAGCTTTGATCAATCCTTTCCTGGATGACATTCGTAGACGGCGCGGGATAACAGAATTCCGTGTTGTTTGTGATGCGACAGTAAATACTCCAGTAAGAATTGATAGAAACGAACTTTGGTGTAAAGTTATTGTCAAGCCTACTAAGACGGCAGAAATGATTATCTTCGAAATTAATCTTACTAATCAGTCGGCTAATTTAGGAAACATATAGGAAATTAATTATGGCACAATCATATTATAAAAATTATTACGGGAGAAACTTCACTCCTGGTCAAGGTCTACCCCTAATTTCTACTGATTTAGATTCAGTTAGAACATATCAGTTTGAAATTCACTTTATGGGATTACCTTCTGATGTGACTGGTGAAACGGACCTCACCCTCGCTGCTAAAAAGATTACTGGGTTGGAGATGGCTTCTGAGCCCATCGTAATTGATAGAGTTAATGACAAGATCCACTATCCTGGCAAGGTTACTCCTGGGGACTTAATAGTTACTTTTGATAACTTGTATCTTAGAGAAACTGCTAGTGATCTATGGAGATACTTTAAGCATACCTATGATCCCATTACTGGTGAAATGAGTAAGAGTTCTCAGCCTGGAGGAGGATTAGGAAATACCTTTAAAGCTGCAAAGGCTGAAATTGTTATGCTTGATAATACTATGGTGCCTCACTCTACTATAGAGGTTTATGGAGTTTGGCCTACTAAGTGGGCTGCATCTGAATTTAATTATGCAACCAACGATTTCCACACTATAGATGTGACCTTCAAGTATGATTTCATGAATCAGTTCAACTACTCTAACCCTTGAGAGTTGAGTAGTGAAAATACTTAGGCTCAGTCTACATATAAATGGGCTGGGCCTAATTTTTCTTAGGGCTATAATATAATATGGACTATTTTAATGAGTTATTAGAAAGCTACAATAAGCTTAAAAAGAGGACTTTTAAGCTGGAATATATTAGTGAGGCTGAAGCTAAAGCTAAAGCTAAACCTAAGAAGAAGGAGACAGAAGAGGAGGCACCTGTACCCCCTAGCACCGCAGCCCTGGGCGCGGGACAAGATGCGGCTTCTAAGGCAGTAGCAACTGCGCGGGTAGGGGCACCACAGCAGGTTGCAGATGCAAAAGGTGAACCCGCTGAAGGTTTAGAGATATACAAGAATGAGAAAGGTGAGGTAGTTGTAAATGGGCTAAAGGGCGCACCCTTAGCAGTGGTTCAGGCAGTCCCTAATGTATCAGATAAAGAAACGGAGGCCACCGCACCAAAGTATTTTGAGAGGTTAGCACAAAGATTAGCTGGAGATGAGGAAGGGGAGCGAGATGATGGTGCTGAAGAGAATGTTCTCGAAAGGCAGCAATTAGATATTGATGCTGTAGCCAAATTTGAAAAAGATGCACTAGACAGGATTGGAGGAGCTTGGAAGCAGAAGGAATTCAATAAAATAAAAGAAGCTAAATGGAAGCGGGAGAATCCTGATACTAGGGAGATGGAGGATGTAAGTGTACAAGTACCAGTAGCAGCACCGCTTAAACCAGGAACGAAGAAATGGAAAGAGTGGAAGAAGAAAGGAGAAACTCAGACAGACACAACAGCTACCGAAAAGAAGGTTTGGGAGGAAGTAGAGGCTAAGTATCAGCAGAGAATAGACCTCGGAGAGCCTGTTATATCTGT